GGTTGACAAACATGCTATGCTTCTTGTATGAAAGCTGACGAGGAGCGTTGCATAGAGTATGGCGTTCCATATGACCCCACCATTACCAGGCCGGTCGTTTACGCGCAGTCAAATTGGAAATGTCACTTGTGTGGCAAGAGGGTACGACGTAATCTGAAATACCCTCACCCCAAGTCTGCGTCTCTCGACCACATCATTCCTCTTTCATGGAGGAAAGATTCACCAGGTCATGTGTGGGGAAATGTGGCTCTCGCACATTTGAGATGCAACCAAAGCAAGGGAGCCAGATTTGCTGGCTCAACAAGACCGGCACCGAGAAAGCCTGGGCTGTCAGGAATATGGAAGCTCAGACTTCTTCTCTTTGCATCAACTGGTCTTGCATTCTATTTGGGAGCATCCGCTACAGTATTGACGGTTGCCGGTGCTTTGTGTATACTTAGCGTTATAAAGGTAAAGAAATCCCGTCGTCGCCGTAGACGAGCCTGGTGGAAGCTCTGATTTCACCACTGCCCCGCTGGTGTTAATGGAAACATACATCTTTCGTAATGATGAGTTGTCAGTTCGATTCTGACGCGGGGCTCATGCTATCTAAACTAGGAAGAGTAGCGCTGGTACTGGCTACAGTGTTGTTTACCATGTCCTTCATCCTTGTGCCTTCTGTGCTTGGAGGTATAACGGCAGCATTCTTCATGTTTGCCTGTATCTCCGAGTTTGTTATCAACAAGGGTGTTAGGTGAAATACACGATATTCAACATAGACTATTCACGTCTTGACTACATTCAAAAGATGCTCCCAAAGCTACGAGGCTGGGAGCCTATTCGTGTTCCTTCTGTTTGTGGAAGTGAGCCGAATGAGCTGCATTACGCTCAATTGAGACATCCGTACAAAATAAATTGGCCCGCTCGCGTGGGTCATCTTGGTATCTGGTACTCAGTGCTCAATGCGCTCGACCGAGCACCAATTGTCACATTTGAGGATGATGCCCTGCTGCATGATGACTTTCAACTGAATTTCGAGCAGCGAACTGCTGAGCTTCCTGATGACTGGGATTTCTTCAGTCTGTTTATTCCAAGAGACAGTGACAAGATGTTCGATGAACACCGTGATGGAGTCAGCAAGTCTCTCTGTAAGGTTTATCAGAGATATGGTGGCGTCAGTATGTTCTATTCAGAGCAGGGCGCTGAAAAGATTAAAGCGCTGCTTGAGCGTGACGGATTGACTGGTCAATACGATGATACTCTGTATGCGTATGCGAAGGCCGGTGAGCTAAATGGATACTGCTCAAAGCCTACATGGGCCGACCTTGTATACATCACAGGTCTAGAGAAGAGCATCGTACAGGAAACGGATTATGCCTGATGGATAAAAGAATGAAAATTATCGTTCCTACACGGGGACGACCAGACAATGCTATGCGATTGCTCGAAGCAATCGAAACAACGGCAGATGTCGATGTGGTCTTTTGTGTAGACTATGATGACCCTAAGCTTGAAGAGTATTACGCAACAAGACTTCCTCTTCGTTCCGGTCGTCGCAGACGACTTGTGGGAACGTTGAATGACGCTGCAATGGATTGCGTCAACTATTATGACATCATCGGATTCATCGGTGATGACGTAATTCCTCATACGCATCGCTGGGATGTAGAAATCACTAATCATTTCCAGAAGAATATGATTGCGTACGCCAATGACGGCTGGCAAGGAGAAGGGCTTCCAACCGCTGTCTTCATGGACGCAGAAATTATTAAAAGACTTGGGTACATGGTTACCCCAACGCTTATTCATCTATTTGCAGACAACTACTGGAAGGCCCTGGGACAGGCACTGGGAACACTGACATACCTTGACCATGTGAACATGGAGCACATGCATCCATTCGCGGGTAAGGCATCAAATGACAATACCTATCAGGAAGCAAATTCCGGTGAAGTCTGGCAACACGATGAGCTGTCATTCAAGTACTACGTACAGAATCAGCTAGCAATAGATGTGGAGCACTTGAGTGCCTAACATCTATACTGGAGGAACGTTTGACCTGTTTCACGAAGGTCATATTGAGCTTCTTCGCTCCTGCAAGAAATTGGCCGGTGATGGAAAAGTAACCGTTGCCCTCAATACAGATGAATTCATTGAACGCTTCAAGGGCAACAAGCCAGTTCAGTCTTTCAGAGAACGTAAGCTGATGCTCGAATCATGTAAGTACGTTGATTATGTCATCGAGAACATTGGTGAAGAGGATTCAAAGCCTACGATTGTCGAAGCATGCAAGAACGGCAGAATCGAAGTGATTGCTATCGGCTCAGATTGGGCCGGTAGAGATTACTATGGTCAGATGGGCTTCACCAAGGAGTGGCTTGACGAGAACGACCTGATTCTGATATACGTTGATAGACGAACAGGTATGTCAACCACGAGAATCAAGGAGAAGCTTCGTGAGTCAGGCTGAAAAGGAATTGCTGGCCCTAACAGATGCGGCCGGTATGCATAGACCTCTTGTAGAAGCATTGCTTGATGAAATCAAGAATAATGCTGTAGAAGCAGACAATGCATTCGAGAATGAAGTAGGAAATCTGCGCAATGCAAAGAACGAAGCTGTAGAGGCACTGCAAACAGTAATCTACAATCTTCGCAATGCATGATACACTGTCTTTATGTGGCGCGATTTTCACCATTATACAAGACTGGTAAAAGAGAATAGAGCCCCGGCGCTGGAATGTCCAGACTGTGGGTATAACTTAATAGTCAGACAAAAGCCTGGTGCATCTTCCGACCTTAGACTCTGGTGCCCTGTATGTGATACTTACATCAGACCAGGACTAGAGATGCATCATCTCGTAAAGAAAGCGATTAAGGAGGTGGAGAGTGCTAGAGACGAAAATGACCGAAGCACTGGAATGGCTCCTGATTCTCTCCTTGGTCGTCAAGGAGAGTCATTGGAATCTTAGAGGTAAGGAATTCCTCTTCTTCCATGACAAGCTGGATGAGCTGGACGCTGATGTCAATGCGTATGCTGACCTTATTGCAGAACGGGCAAGAGCAATCGACCTGTATCTTGCTCCAAAGGTCAGCTACGAGATGTCAGGAGAATCAGTAAGTTTCAGTCAGGTACTGATTGGACTCATCAATTCCTTTAGAGGATTGACGAACGTTCTTCATGCTGCTACACTGAACATTACTGATGACCTTGCTACACAGGATGTTCTCATCGAAGTGAAGCGAGGAGTCGACAAGTGGCTCTGGATGCTAAATGAGTCAACCAAATAATTGAATAGTAGGCGGTCCGCTTGGGCCGCCTACATTTTTGTCTAAGGAGAATAGGAACAAATGCCAGATTTCAAGAAGATTCTTGACTGGCGAGGTTCTGTATCATTCGCTGTTGTTCTTATTGTCGCACTGGCTCTTAGTTGGTGGTCTCTGTACTCCCTTGCTGTTACGTTCTATGGAGTACCGCAGATACTTGCTATTGGAGTAAGCGCGGCATTCGATGGAGCAGCACTGTTTGTAGCTGACCTCGCAAGCAAGTACGCACGCACTGAAGACTCAGGTCTCGCAACAAAACTAGCGACGTATCTCTTTGTGGGAGCGTCTGTATACCTCAACGTAGAACATGCCATGCTGCTGTCCTACGGGGTCCCTGGAATGGTTCTTTTTGGAGCACCACCAGTTATTGCCGGAATCCTTTTCGAACTTTATCTCAGGTTCATTCACCGCTCAGAGATGCGCTCTATGGGACTCGTCCCGAAGCGTATGCCAGTGTTTGGTAAGATTAGTTGGCTTATCTTCCCTGGCAAGACTTTCGGTGGGTTCAAGGATGTGGTATTCTTCAGGCTGAATGAAGTTGTCACGGGTGTCACCGGAGAGCCTGTCCAGAGGACAAAGCGTCGTGACAAGTCACGTGACACACAGGACAAGACAAATGACATGTCACAGGACATGTCCCCAGAAGTGACATTCAGCGTGACAACACCGGACATTCCGGTGACAGACCCTGTCCCAGAGGACAAGACAGTGTCACCTGTGTCCGGGACAAGTGACATAAACAAGGACAAGTCAGTGTCCGCGCTGGTCAGAGCCCTATGGGCGTCCGGCATCACGGACAGGACAGAATTGCACAAGCAGATTTGTGTCATCAAGGAACAGGACATTCCTGTGAATACTGTCAACAAGGCTGTCTCACGTCTTGACAATGTCCCCGGCGCGTGACAAACTGAGGACATGAACAGAGGACAACTAGAAGACCTCGTGGACAAGTGGCATGACAGTGAAAGCAAATTGTCACTCCACGAGTTTCTAGGAATGACAAGTGAGGAGTATTCAGTATGGGTTGAATTTGATATCCTTCCCGATGAAGAGATTCCGCGCGAGAAATTCCTAGCACTTCGCAAAGATGCCTACCGGTGGGCTAATGATGCTGACAACTATATGTCAGAAAATCGCCGGTACAGGGATGCAGTCTCAGAGCTGAGAATGCTATCAAACTACGATGACATAGATGCCGATTACGTACAAGGTATCCTTGATAGGAATAATGTATGAGTAGTCCTAAGAA